TTGGTTTTGGTAAAAAGAATGGTGACAAACTAACTGTTGCTGAAGTTATAAAGAGAGCTAAAAGAGGCGATAGTAACTGGGGAATCTATGGATTTAGTTCACAAGAAATACTCGAAGCTACAAAATCTGGTGCAATAAGTAAAGATGCTTTGTTTAATGAAGAGACACAGAGTCAGATGGTCTTTGAACTTCTTAGACAACGTGCTAATAGAACCAACAGTATTAGAGGTGCTATTATCCAAGCTAAAAGCGGTGGTGAGCAGACAGTCTTTGAAGGCGATGAGGACATAGAAAGATGGGATAGACTGTTAAATATGACATCTGATGAAATAAGAGCAACTCTTAACACATTTCCTATGTTACGAGATATGCCTACAAATCAGTTTCAAAATCTTACAGCTGGTGTAGTTTTAGAAATAGAAAACATAATTAAACAAGAAGAAGCTCAAGCTGATGCTGTATCAAGAGTCTTACGTATTGATAGACAGATAGCATACTATGAGGATCTACTAGGAAAAGTAACTGAAGGAGATACAGGTTTTATGAAAACACGTGTTCTTTCAAAACTAGCTTCTAGGTTTACTATATCACAACAAGATATAAAAAATAAAATAGAAACCTTAAAAGAAAATAGAAAAGTACTAGAAGATGCAAACCCTAATCTAGAAGAATTAATTAAAATAGAAAAACTAAAAGATGATGACTGATTCAAATTACTCTAGTGCAGACATCAACTTTGATCCTGAGTATGCTGATTACTTAGCAGATCAGGCTGAACAAGCACAAGACGAGTACGAAAGAGACAGGGATTTCAGAGAACAATCTCAGTCCACGTTACAGCAACAGGATGTAGTTTCTAAGGAAGTACAAGATGATCCTCGTAATGCTGATAACTGGGGTGCTAAGGCACTCATAAAAGAAGGACAATCTATATTGTCTGGCGGTCTTCAAGATACAGCTTCTTCTCTTGCAACTTTTCCAGAACGTACACTCGATGCGTTGTCTGGCGAAATGCAAAGAGAAAGGCAAGAAACTGGTACATATAGACCAGAGTGGAGTCCATTTGGAGCGTATGACAATCCAATCGAAACAAAAACATGGTGGGGTAAACAGCTTCGTGGCTTAGTACACTTTGGTACACTTGCACTCGGTACAGTCGCAGCAGCTAAGGCTGCCGCAGCTACCGGTATTGTAACTATACCAGCTGGTTTACTTGCCCTATCAAAAGGTAACATAGTCAGAGGTGCAGCTGTAGGAGCTGTCTCTGACCTTATATCTAAAGAGTCAGATGAGCAAAATGCTTTAGGTGCATTACGTGACAGATATGGCTGGATAGATACACCGATATCTACCAAAGATACTGACCATCCAGTTGTAATGAAACTAAAAAATATTGTTGAAGGCATGGGCATAGGTCTAGTCTTTGATGGTTTAGCTTATACACTTGGTAAAGGTAGTAAAAAAGCTGTAGATCAGATTACAGCTAGAAACAAAAGCTTAGAAAAACAAACAGTAGAAGCTGGTGTTGCACAGCTACGTAAAGGTGAAACAGAGTTTAGAGCAGATAAAAATGCACCTATATCTCAACCACACCAAGGGGCACACATATCAGAGGTTGAGCCACAAGTAGCTAGAGATCAGTTATCTGATACACGTAAGAAATGGGGCTCAGAAGAGGGTTCTACTGGTAGTGTTACAACACCCGTAGAACGAGAAAGAATAGCCTTAGAAGGCGGTACAGACGACGCTACGGTCGAAAGAATTATGAAAGGTTTGATGAGTAGCGAGAAGTTTGCAAAAGAATTAGAAGCAGCAAAAGGTAACAGACAAGCATTGGTAGCAAAGTTTAGAGAGGCTATAGAAGGACATCAACGTATAACACAGGGCAGAAATGCAGTTGACATGTCACCACAAGAATATTTAAAAGAGTTATTAGAAGCTCAACCTGATATAATTGATGGTGTAGAAGTATGGACATCTAAGAATGTAGTTATCGCTGACCTTGTAATTGGTACACTACTTAAGCAAGTTCGTGATTTAGGTACAGCTGGTAGAGAAATAGCAGATCTTGTTGATTTACAAGACATAGACGGGCCAACTAAACAGCTTGTTGATACTATGCTTACTGCGTTATACGAGACAAAGAAAGCTAGATTTGTAAAGTCCGACTCATTTAGAGAGTTAGGTCTTGGTAAAAAAAGCAAGAAGACAGTAGAAGAAGCAACTCAAGCGTCGATGCAAGATGCAAGAGATTCTATTCAGTCTATACTAAAGATTGCTGGCGATGATGCAGATGACAACTTACTCAATGCGTTGTATGAAGCATTTTCTATGATGGACAATGTTAATACATTAGATGACTTTGATAACTGGGCTAGAAAAACTATACTTGGTGGACAGCTAGAAGCTACAAGTCCTAACCGTACAGGTGCGATGATACGTGAGCTAGAGGGTGTAATGACACACAGTATACTGTCAAGTCCTAAAACACCAGCTCGTGCTATTATGGGTACATCTACTGCAACATTCTTAAGACCACTAGCAACAGCACTAGGGTCAGTGTTAAGACTACCATTTGATGGTAACGTAGCTGACGTAAGAGCAAGTCTTGCATCAATAAATGGCATGATCGAGGCTATACCAGAGTCATTTACTTTATTTAGAAGTAAACTAAACTCATACTGGAAAGGTGATATAAGATCAATCAAAACACGTTATGCAGAGTTTACCGCAGCTGACGATAACTGGGAGATACTACGTCGTTGGGCAGAAGATAGTGGTCGTGCTACTGAAGGAGAGCAAGCAGCTTTTCGTGTAGCTAATATGGCACGTCAGATGAACAACAGTAACC